ATGTGCGGCCGCATCGCCCAGAAGTCAGCGCCTGAAGACTACGTCGAGATCCTCTGGCCGAACGCCCGGCTGATCTTCGACGACGTGGCGGGGCCGCGGTACAACATCCCGCCCGGCACCAGGCCGCTGACCATGCACCGGCTGGTAGACCAGGCCGAAGCGCTGGCCAGACTGCCCTGGGGCTATAAGCCGCACGGCTCCCGGTTCTTCATGGTCAACGCCAAGCTGGAGACGATCGAGCGCCACGGCTGGCCCTGGAAGCTGATGATCGGCGCCGGCCGCATCCTGGTACCGGCCGACGGCTGGTACGAATGGAAGGCGCTCGATAGCGGCCCGAAGCCAGCCAAGCAGCCCTACTACATCCATGGCGACGCCCCGCTACTCTTCGCAGGTCTGAGCGCGTGGCGCCGCGGTGCCGAGCTGGACGAGGCCCACGGCTTTGCCATCGTCACAAACGACGCCCTGGGCGGCATGGTCGACGTGCACGACCGGCGCCCGGTGGCGCTGCCGCCTGAGCTGGCCAGGGAATGGGTGGACCCGGCGACGCCGGTGGCCAGGGCGATGGAGATCCTGCGCGCCGGCCTGCCCGAGACGGCCTTTTCCTGGCACCCGGTGCGGCAGGAAGTCGGATCCAGCAAGTACCAGCTCCCCGACGCAATCGACCCCATTTAAGGATTCGGCAGCCGGCATATACTGTTTATTCACACAGTGATTTTGCCATGCCGTTCCGATCTCCCCTCACCCACGCCGAGCTGCGCGCCATCCGCGAGCGCCAGCCCTGGAACCCCGATGTGCTGACCCTCCTGTGGGAGGTCAAGCGCCTGCGCTCGATGATGCTGCGCGCGTACCAGCTTTCGGGCGAATTTCGCCGGCCGGTCGGCGTCCTCGCCAACTGCTACGACGAATACATGGCTCAGCTGGTGGTCGAGCCCTGTGTGCTCGAGCGCGACGCAGACGTGGCCGAGATGCTGAACGCGCCGGCCAAGCCTCGCAAGGGGATGGGGGAGCGTTAGGCCTGGGTGGCGGTTCCCTACCGTCCGGCGGCCCGGCGGGGAGTGGCGTGTCCACGACAAAAAAACACTTGCACACTAGCGCATTATGCGCTAATATTCGGGGCATGGATAGCGCAACCCGCGCAGTCCGACCACCCGAAAGGAAGCCAGAAATGGAACAGAAAATGACCAACGCCCAACTCGCCAAGATCAACGCCGAAATCGGCAAGCTGATGGCTGAGACGGTAAAAATTCAAGCCGAAGCGCGCTGGTATCCCCTGGTAGTCGGCGCGGCACTCGCAACCGCCGTCATAACCCTGACTAAGCTGTTCCTCTAACACGATACGCCCCGCCAAGAGCGGGGCTTATTTCTTTATGATCACGTACACCGCCCCTACCCCTCAAGACCTACAGCGCCTGAAGACCGAGCTGGACTACACCGGCAGGGAAATGGCCGCGTTGGCCTGCGTGGGTGAGCAGCACTGGCGCAAGTACACGGGTGGCGCGGATCCGCGAGAAATGCCGTACCCGAACCTTTTCCACATCGCGGCCGCGCTGGAACTCAGCCCTGAAGAAATGGAGCGTGTCCACGCTCGCATGCGAGCTATCGGGGCGCAGGTCCGAGTTGAGTAGGTCTGCGTCCAGACTCCTTTGGAGGACAAAGCCTACGAGCAGACAGGACGTTTCGACACGCGACGGAATGTCACCTAGAATGGATCCAGGCTGCGATCACACTGGAATAATTATACTTCGCGTGATATAGTGAGACACATATATGAGACGTACGACTCCGAGGACGACTTGAGCCGGCTAAGCGACGCAGGGCTCGGGAACGATGTCGCGTTGATTACTACTTTTTTAGACCAAATTGAGGACAGCGAGGAGGCGCAGTGGTCTCTCACCGAGTACAAGGGGGAGCATCCAGATCCGCTGTTCAATGTGCGGGCGATAGACTTCCTTCAACGACGGGGCTACAACGTCTATCGGATTAGACCTCTCCGGCGCATTTCATCGTACAGAATTATCTATGCGTACGATAACGAACTCGACGAGATCCACATCCTAGCTTATACGCGCAAGAAACCGCTAGACTCACCCCGGGGCATTGATCCTGAGAGATATGACTACGAACCAGATCATCCGTTATCACAGCGGATTTGTGACGAGTACGATCGTCTCCGAATACCCAGACTCCCAAGCCGACGCTAAGACGATCAGTTCTACTCCTGCAGTCCAGTCATTTAATGCAGAGTCAAAACCAAGGCGGTCGAAGCGTAGCGACCGACTGCCGCGCCGTGCTGAGCGCCACATTCGCGAAGAGAGCGATGCCCAGCTCCAGGCCGATTTGTCGACAGCGCGCAAAATGTGGGCGACTGAGGCGTATGCTGGCACACCGGACTCCATGGCTGGCATGCGACTGGCGGCAGGCCTGTCCCAAACGCAGCTTGCAAAGTTGGTCGGCACAAGCCAATCGCACATTGCGAAAATCGAGGCCGGCCACGTACGGGTTTATTTGGACACGGCCAATCGGCTGGCAGCCGCACTAGAGGTAGACCTGGAGCGCCTTAACGCGATACTTCAGTCGGCCCAAGTGGAAACCTCTTCAAGAGGAATTTGATGCGCTTTGCTTATTGCCATTTTTGCGACGATATTCGCCATGAGGTGGGCGACAAATTGTCGCTCATAGGTATCTACGGTACAGAGATGTATGTTCAACGTGCTCCTATTGCCGTTGGGACCTCAGAAGTCGATACGCCGCCGATCGTCCTGCCTAAGCTATGCATTTCGGGATCTGCATCTACCCCTGCAAGCAACCCTCTCAAGTCACTATCTTTCCATGTTTTTGCCGACGATAAGGTCCTGCAAGAACACTCGCTCGAACCTGCTCAGCTTGCACAAATGGCGGAGCGTCTGAAGGGCGTTGGCAGTGAGCACGACCCGATCGACCGGATCATGATAGGCATTCAGATCGCGCTAACCCCATATGTTGTCAGTGCGGACCATACCCTGAAGTTAACTTTCGTCGCAGATGGAGAAGAGCTAGTGGCTGGCAAGTTGCGGATACGCATCAAATCCTCGCCGGCTGCCGAAAACGCTTGAGACCCGCTGGTATTGCGAGCGTCCGCGAGCCCACAAATTTCGAGCTCGGCTATACAGTACTTTGACAGCGCTACCCGCACAGTTGCTTGACCAGTTCGTTGTTATCGAGGATCTGCCGGCGTACCGGCGCCGGCGTTGCGTCAACCTGATCGACCGTATCGAACCAGATCGGCCGCGCATGGTCGCAGAACTCAACGCCGACCCGAGCCGCCGGGCCGGCGCACCCAATCAGACTTGAGGCGATCAGCAACGCCATCATCATCAGCAGCAGCAACCTGATTTTGCACATCCCGCGCCTCCTTCCTGGCCTTGGCGGCCTGCTCGTTGACAGCCGCCTCGCGCTCGGTGCGCTCGACGGCCCTGCCGCTGGCGCGGCCACGTACAAAGATGATGGCCACCGCCGCGACGGCCGCAGCCGCCGCAGCGAGATACCCCCACACCCGCGATAAGATCGCCATCAGCCCTTCCCCATGAACGCCAGCACCTGGCTGTAGTAGCTGCCCCACTTCGACCGCAGAGCCGCTCGCTGGGCCTCCGTGCCGCGCGTGTAGGCGCCTGGCCGCCAGGTCCGCAGGTACAGCGCCCAGGCGGCCTCTACGTCGCTCACCCGCGGCAAGGCCTTGGGGTCCGTCCACAGCAACAGGCGCGCCACGCCGGCGGCCAGCGCGTCGTCGTACTCCAGCGCGCCGTAGATGGCGTCGGGATCGAAGCGCACGCTGCGAGCCGCGCACAGCGCCTCCAGGGGCTTTCTGCTGGCTTGGTGCAGGTACACGCCCCACACCCCGCCGCGGCTGGCACGCGTGCCCTTTTCAAATTGCCACAGCCCGCGCGCCGGCCCGCGAACGCCTGGCCGGCCCTGCACCACCTGGAAGCGATGGACGCCGGCACTTTCCTGCAGGCAGATCGCCAGGAGCATGACGCGCGCCTCGGCTGTGTCCATGGCGGCCGGCAGCAAGGCCAGGGCCGGACCGATGGCCCCCTCGGTGATCTTCTGCAAGAGCGTCATTCCGCCGACCCTCCACGCAGGCCGAACAGTTTGGCCCGAGCCTCGGCAACCCACACCAAAAACCCTTTCTCTCGCATACTCGCCATCCATCGCATGTAGGCACCCAGCACCCACCACGCCGGCAAGCCGGCAAGCAGCATGCAAGGCCCGAGCACGTAGAACATGGCCAGCAGCCCTTCCTCGCCCGTCCCGCTGCGCTTGGCCACCCAATGCGCGGCATCGATAAGCGACGGGCGCCAGGAAATGACCGCGATGGCCAGCATCGGCCCGAAGATGAACGAACTGAAAGCTGTGCAGACGGTGCGCGCCACGAACTCGCGCGCCGTCCGCGGCGGCATGATCACCATGCCAATGATGGCGGCCAGCGCTGCCGGAACACCGAAAGCCAGGGCCAGTTTTACGGCGGCCCAACCGCCGATTCCGGTGGAACTCGGTTCCATGATGGTCTTGCTCCTATGAAGGGTTTGCATCGCTGCCTCCCTGGACGAAAAAAAGCCCGCTCTAGGCGGGCCGGTTGCACGGGCCTTCGTCAGGCTTGGATTTGCATTGCAGCGTCGAACAGCGCGTCCAGCTGCTGTTCGCTCCACCCCAGTGCAGCCGCGCCAGCTGCAAGCGTCGGGCTCGTGCGACTGAACTCCGTAGCGGTCTCGAACGCCAGCTTGTGCAGCGGATCCGTGCCGGGGTCGTTCGCCCACGCCGTCACCGCATCGAGCAAGCCGGCCTGAAGCAACGCCGCCAGGGCCTGAAATCGGGATACGGAAACCGGCGCCACGGCTGGCACATAGTCGGCGTACTGTTGCTCCAGATCGCCAGGCGGGGGGCCATCCAGCCATGCCAAGTCCGCCAAGCCGCCGTCTTGCGGCAACTGCCACTCGCGACCCGGATAGACAGACAAGAGGAACTCGGTAATCTCTTTCATTGGGACACCTCCGTGACGGTGTAGTTGATCGTCTCCGTGCGTACTGCCGAGGTGGCCTGGTTCGTCCAGGAGTAGAGCAGGAACCGCCGCTCCGTCAGCGCCGTATTCGCCAGGTCCGGGACGAGGATGTGTCCCATCGCCTCCAGGCCCATCGCTGAGCCTCCAGAGGCGTACGCATACAGAGACCGAAGACCGGTTCCGATGGGAGTCGGGGTGCCCGTCGTCTCGTAGATGCGCCAACTGCCAAGCGGATTACCAGCGCTCGGCGCGATACCCGCGTAAAAGTTGCAGTTGAGGACGAGGATCGAGTTGGTCGACTTGGGCTGGACTGTCAGCGTCACGCCCTGCGCATTCCCCGGAGTAGTCGAGGTCCGGGTTGACCCCGTGGTGGTGAAGCTGATCTGCTGGATGATTTCACCGGGCAGAAAGGAACGAGCCGCGGCATAGGCAGCCCCGCTCCACTCCATGAGGCCGACGCCGGGGACAATGATCGGACCGATGTCCGTCGTCGGCAGCGAGCCGCTGGGAATGATAGGAGCATGCGCGCGCAGCAGCACCCCCTCCTGTACCCATGCCGACCCGGCCGCATTGCGGCGCTTGATGAGGTTATTACCCGTATCCGCCCACATCATGAACGGGCCGGCCAGCGCCCCAGGGTCGTCAGGGCCAGCGAAGTCCGTCGCGATGGTGGCGAGCGCAGCGTTGACCTGCTGGACCATGGCCAAACCAGGCAGTGGCGGCGTGGTGGATACAGCGATGCTTTCTTGTGTCATGTCGTCAATACCTCTGAGCGAACCAATTGATCACCCGTTCTACGGGCGCGCTGAAATTGACCATCTGAATGTCGAAGCCTTCCAGGTCGGTGTTGGTAATCACCTCTCGATCGCCGTCCTTCGCGTCAAGCGTGGTTACCTGGATGTTTGGCTTGGCGTGGAAATGCTTGGGAAAGGTGACGCGCATCCCGCCAACGGGCACGGTGACCTCTGTGCCCTGCTGGACCAAATCGGGAACGTCGATCGTCCATGTGAAGGCACGAACGAAGGGCACGATCAGAGGATCGTCCGTGCGTAAAAGAAGGCGCACGTCGAAGTACCGAGCATTGATGGTGCCCGGCACATAATCCCGCCACTCGGTCCAATCGCCCGCCGTCTGCGCATGCCGTATCTGCGGCACCACGTGATAGAACTGCCGATTCGAGTCATTAAGAAAGTCATCGACGGACAGCACATCCTCCATCGCCAACACGTTTTCGCCGAAGTTCAGCGCGTACTCGTCGATCTCGAAATCCACCCGGACCGGCGCGGGGTAGCCAATGTCGACCACATTGGACTCGGCTGTTTCGTAGGCCCCGCCGCTCGACACGCCGCCGTAAAACAGCACATCATCCAGCGCCAGCACATCCTCTGCCGTGAGGATGTCGCCCGTTCCAACCAGCGTCAGCTCCCGGTTATGCACGATCGCCCCGCCGGACAGATCTCCCGTCCAGCTTGGGTGCTCGTTAATCACCTCCAGGACATTGCGAACCAGGACGGCGCCAGACACCAGCAGGCTATCGGGCGGACCGTAGATCGTCGTAGTCCCGTACTGGAACCGCGCCGCGACCCAATACAGCCCGTTTCCAACCGCCAGCGTCTCCAACGATGGCGTGATGGTCACCGTCCGCGAGTTGGCCCAGCCTGGGCCCAGGCGGACTTCATAGGACGGCTGGCGGATGTCGACAACACGGTCCCACACAAGCGTCGTCAAGCCGTCACGGAAGACCGTCGTCAGGCCTGTGACAGGCGGCAAGGGCATGAGCAAGCCCGCGACCGTGTAATCCTGCGTGCGGGGCTGCCCAGTATTGGACCCCGTGACAGGCCGGACCGTAGCCGTGATCATGTCTCCGGTCTTTGCAGACACAATCAGGCGCCGCTCCTCGGTCGTTACTGTGGGTTGGCTCACCCCGTTGATGCTGACCGTCACCGAGGCTCGCGTCTGCACGGAGAGCACCCAGCCGATCTCCACGGCTACGTCGTCGTTGACCACGCTGCGGATGGTTTCCGCAAACGTGATCAGGAACACCACGCCTCCCAGCAGTGCGCCGTCTCGCGGCGGGGTGTACTGATACGGATTGCTCTCGCTCTTGTAGTACTCCAGATCGTCGTCAACCGCCTCGAAGCGGAGGCCGTCACCAGCCGGCACGACCGCCGTTATCTTGAAGCGCCTTCCCGGCGTCGCCAACGGGTCGAACTGCCACGCCCAGTCAAATACGGCGCAGTCTTCGTACCCCGTGTCGCCCGGCATCGGGAAGCCGTCCAGGTCCGACACGATAGTCAGCTCGTCCACCTCGCCAACCGCAGAGACCACCGATACCGTTTTCATGTTCCCGTCGGGGTCGCGCAGCAAGACGGTCCCGGATCCGGCACTCGGAACCTTTTTCTGCAGCTTCATGGTCGTGCCACCGCTGCCAGGCATAAGGCGACCGGAGTATCCCCACTCCGTCAGGTCGTGCGAGAAGGACACCACGTCTCCGCGCACAGCCACCAGGCCCTCTACATCCGTCTCCCACTGGATCCGCCGGCGTTTCCAAACCTGAGCAGCCGCCAGGAGGTTGGCTTCACGCCCGGCCATGTCTTCGTACACGCACCCATCGAAGTCCAGTTGCAGCGGGTTATTCGTCGTGGTGGCGCCTGGCACCTTGACGCGCACTTCGTCGAGGATCCAGCCCCGCGCGCTGTTGATGAAGTTGCCCACGATCTCGTCGACCGTTCCGTCGTTCGTGTAGGCGATCTTGAAAGATCCCGCTTTGACGTTGAACGGGCCAAACATCGCCGACTCCGGCAGGTTCTCTGCATCCCAAATCACGCCCAACTTGCCCGTCTGGTACGTCAAGGTGCCTCGACCAGCCCGCGCGATCATCTGCAACACCGCCGCGGTGCTCATCTTCTCCGTGAGGACATAGTCGAAGGTGAGCCTCTTCGCCGCGCACCACGCGCCCCAAGCCTTGATCGACTCGATGTCGATCTCTGCGTCGGAGAGACCACCACCGTAAACCCGCTTGCCCCCCTCCACCTTGCCACGCGCAAAGAAGAGGTACCACCACGCCGGGTTACTGGTCTCCTGCTTTACCCAAGCGGAACCTGTCCACGCCAGGCACTGCGCGCTCGCGATGGCGCTGAATTCGTCGATGGCGCCATTGAGCTGCCCGGTGGCCCTCGCACGCATGGCAAGGCGAACCTGACCTGTGTAATCCGCCTTGTCCTGCTGGAAGGCCATGATCTGGCTGACGGCCGTCTCGTTGGACTCGCGCGAGGTGTTGATGTCGGCCGTGACCTTGATCACGCGCACCTCGTACTGACCAACCGGCACATCCCAGGTGACCTGCCTGCGCGTCGGCTCCTGCCGTGCCCCGGTGAGTCGCACGCCGGGCTGCGCCGGGACCTTCAGCGGATCCGGGGCTATGCCCTGCCACGGCTGGCCCAACTGATACGGGTGAGGCACCCAGCGCCAGCGGTAGAACCCACCGGTAACCGGGATCGTGTCGCCATCGGTATGGTCGGCCGGATTGGTCGAACCGTACTCCGTCTGCTGCTGATCCCGCCAGCGCAGGGACCAGTAGTGCGTGGCAAACTGTGCGCCGATCAAGCCCTGCTCTATCCATGAGCTGGTGCCGACCCGACGGTACTGGATCCGAATGTCCACGCTCCGCGACGCTATGCCCCCGTCATCATTGATTCGGAACAGGCGGGAGGCCAGCTCAACGGACAGGCAATACACGTCCGGCCCCGTGGTACGCGTCTGCCACCCTTCAGCCTGCGGAAGAGCGAACCCCTGGATCGTCTCCGGGTTGCCAGCAATCAGGCTCAGTTTGCCGTTGGCACCCGACCGCTGGATCTGCACATCCTTGTAGTCCTCGACAAGCGTGCTGCCGATGCGCAGGTCCGTGAGGCTCACGTCCATGCCTTGCAAGCCGAAGTGGAAAGCCTGGCGCAGGAACTGGTTGTCGCCGGCCTGCTCGGTGTACGGATCCACGGCCACGTCCGGAACAACTTTGTGCCGGCCAAACACCAGCATCATCGGCTCCCACGGGCGCGGCCGGTTACGGCCACCCTGGATGGAGTAGGTCGGGCTCGACTCGTACTTCTGCCCCTGACCCAGCTTGGCCGAGGTGGGCGTAGGCGGGGGCAATAGGTGGTTGATCAGCAGAGAGCCGCCGATCATAATGCCACTGGTAAGGGCAGCCGCCCCGATAGTGCCAGCGCCGAACGCCAGCGCGCCGAGTTGTGGCGCCGCAATGACCAAGGCCAACATCGCCACGGTACGCAGCACCTTGCCGCCGCCACCGCCGCCCTCACCCTTCGCCCGGATGACGACCTGGTCACCCTGACGGGGGATCAGGCGCTGCCACAGGGCAAGCGGCACCGGACAGCCGTTGTGCCACACGTTAACCACGCGTGACGGCAGCGCCACCCCCATGCGTTCGCAGTACCGGCCCAGCGTCTCTCCGGGCAGGAAGGCAGCGCAATAGGCCTCGCGGCCCTCCGAAGCTACGAACGGGTTGCGCACCACCATGAGCGCCGGCGTGACCGGCTCGGTGGGGTCCTGCTTCTCTACGATTTCCACCGGTAGAACCCTTCAATCTTGTAGTCGATCATGGTCATGGCTCGCAGGCGCTGCCGAATCACGGCGCCGAAGGACTTGTCGGCATGCAGCACCCACCATTCGCCGGCGAGCTGGCACATGACGCCGATGTGAAACAGGTCCCCGCGCGACGTGAGCAGCACCGGATGCCCCTCGACGGGCTGGGCCACACGGTCGGCGAAGTCGGCCTTCACGCGGACAATCTGTGCAGCCTGAGCGCGCAAGGTGTCTTCATGGGAGCCAGGCAGGCCTGGGACAATGCCCAATACCTCGCAGGCGACCAGCTCAGCGAATGCCGCGCAGTCTCCAACATCCGGCACATAGGGCCGGTTCAGGTATCGATCGGACCAATGCATCAGAAAACTCCGGGTGCCGTCAGGGGATCAAAGCGCATGGCCACGCCGGCCTGCATCAAGGTGTTCTTGAACCCAAGGTCACCGCTGACGCGAAGGTTCGTGATCTCCAGCCCCGTCAAGTCCATGGTCATGTCCATTTCAAGGTTCCACGGGTTGGAGCGCAGCAGCAGGATGAAACGGCACTTGGCACCCTTCCCACCCTGGCTGTACTCGAGCCATTGCGTGAGCTCGCGGCCGATGTTGTCGACCTCAAGGCGCGCGCCAGGCACCTGCTCCGCCTGATCGTCCGGGATGGAGAGGTCGAATCTGCAGGCCAGAAAGGCATGCCCTTCGACCTGGATATCCTGGGTGTCATTGACGAATCTTGCAGGTACAGCAAGGTCCGGATGGGTGATCTCGATGAGCTCGAGTAGCGGCTCATCGGCGCTGGTCGCATTGACGTTGCGCTTGGCTTTGGCAGAGAACTGTCGCGTCATGTCAGCCCACCGTTTCCAATTGCACCGCGGCTCGCCATACCCTTCCAGGACTGGTCCACTGCAATGCGCCTCCCACGATGCGACCCTGCTTCACAACTCCATCTATAGGATCTTCCCAAAGAAACCAATCGGATCCACCTGCGATCTCTTTGCCAAACCACGCGTCGAAACTTAGCTTTTCGACGCGCGAGGGAACCTGAAGTGTGACTTCTCGCGTCACTATTGGTGTTGTGTACTGGGGCCGCTGCTTTGCGATTCCCCCATCCATATCCGTCCTCAGCACTCCATAGTCCGGCCGCTCGGCATAGCCGGGCAGTAGAATTCGCACATAGCTCGGTAGCGTCGCCACTTCAGCCCCTTCCCATACTCTGGATTGCACGTGCTGCGCGGCCGTTCTTCTTGATGTCATCGACGAGGATCGAAATCACTTCGCCACGAGCATCAAAGAAAGAAGTCGTGCTTACGACCCGCTGGGGTGTTCCGTTATTGACAATTTCAACTCTTGGCCCCGTGCGTTGCGAAACGGGATCCACTGACGACGAGCCAACAAAGCCGCCGTCGGCGTAGCCACGTAGACTTTCCAAGAAACCCACCCCGAGACGTTGCGTAGACCGAGCGTCAAATACGTACTCACCCTTGTGCACGACACCAGCAGGTTCCAACCTGCCACCGGAGCCTGTGTATCCGCCAACGTCATACGCCCGCATGAGGCCGTCCCACGCCCCGATAGCGCTGCCGCCCTGGGCGAGCGATCCGGAGACACCAATTGGGCCAGAAAAAGCGCCCAGCAGATTGCCAACGACTCCACCCCACCGCCCAGTCCGACCGAAATCGCCGAAGGCTGCGCGCGCGAGATCCGCCGCGGCCGCGTCTGCTGCCATACGCAGCAGCATGTCCGCAAAATTCTTCCCAATGTCGTCGAAGCGACCAGACAAAGTGTCGTAAAGTCCATCTCCCAACGAGCGCTGAATTCCTCGTGCAGCTTCACGGGAGAACTCATCCATTTCCCGGCCGGTGTCCTGCGTAACCTTGGATAGCGCCTCCAGATGCTTCTGAGTATCCTCATAGGCCTTGTTCTGCTCGACCAGAAAATCCAACGTTTGGGCAGCGGCAAGGGCATCGTCTTTTTGCGCTTGTGTGCGGAACGTAATCGCGCCAATGCTGATTTGCTCAAGCAGTTTCTCGTACTCGGTTTCCCTGCCAATCAACGCGATACGTTTTTCCATCTGGTCGATCAGTCGTTGGCCCTCATCAACCCGGCTCTTCCCCCCCTTCTTGGAGCTACCGGACACTGCGATGGCTGGCATGGTAGCGACGGGTTCATTGTTTTCTCGTCCAGTCTCACCGACGTCACGATAGGCGCGAACCACATCGTCGAAATCATTACCTGACCGACGATCAAAATAGGTGATGCGATTTCGCGTAATACGAATCTTGTTGTCAATCGCATCGGTCGTTCCACCCGATTCCCGAACTCGCTTCTGCCAGGCATACAGGTCCTGCAACTCTTCACGATATTTGGCAGCGTTCTCCGCGTTTGAGTTGAATGGGTTCGTCAAACCATATGTAAGGACGGCGTCGAAGAAGCCTTCCGCTGCACGCATCCCTTCTGCGAAATCATTCGCCGCCCCGACTATCGCGCGGGACACATCTGCCAGGAGAGTTACAAAATCTGCAAACGCCTGCTTCGTTTCCGGCGAGCCAAGTACATCGGAGAGATCATTTACTGACCGCGTAAGCCCACCGACGGTACCTTCGTCGCCCGTCATGAGGCTATCGATCTGGTTCTGCAGCGCCTGCAACGCACCACCAAAGGTCTCGCGGGCGGCCGAGGCTGCGCCACCATAGGCTGATTCGAGCGCACCCAGAACGACGTCCTGTGCCTGCGCAACACGCCCCGTTTGCTCCAAACGCTCGACCAGCTTCTTCTGCTCGTCGCTGAACCGGAATCCCTGCCGTGACAAAGCGCTTAGCCCCTGACTAGGAACGTCCAGCGCCCGTCCCACTGTCTCCGCCGACTGTTCCACCGCCATACCGGTGCGAGCGCTCATGTCCAGCAACGCTTGCAACGCACGAGGAAACTGCTCGCCAACAACCCCGGTGTAAGACAGCAACCGAGTTTGGGCCCGGTTAATGTCACCTTCGCTGAAGACGCCAGAGAGCGATGACGCCATGCTATTGAGCTGGCCAATTGACCACCCAGCCGCCTCACCGGTCGATCGAAGAACCGCGCCGAGCTGCGCCTGTTCGTCCTGAGCGCTTCTCGTTTCCGTCACGAATTTGGAGAAAATGCTGGACACACCTATGCCAAACAAGGCACCCGACAGAACTCCTCCAATGCTTCGATTAATGGCGCTTGCGGTTTCCTTGGCCTGCCGCTCCATGTCCCGGAACTGCTTGACCGCACGCTTGGTCGCCCGATCGGTGTCCGTCTCGAAGGACCCTGTACGCATCAAGAGGTCTACAACGATACTTCCCGCGCTCGCCATCTATCGCTCCTTGTAGATCCGCCCCAAGCCGAAGGCTCGCAGCGTTGCCTCGTCTGCACTCTCGTGCTCGCCTTGTATGGGTCGGCAAAGGACTTCCAAGCGCTCCCGAAAATCGCCGCCGATGCTGCTCGATACCAGGGCCGCAGGCCGGTGATATCGATGCAGATCGTCAAACGGATTAAGGAGGTAAAAAGCCTTCCAACGGTTGAACTCGTCCTGCGACATACGCCGTTTCAGTTCGGCGACCGTACTGCCGCCGATTGCCAGCGCCACGACGTGCCAGAACCACTCGTCCTTTCCGACCCTCAGTCTTTTTTTTCCGCTTCCACCGAAGGTGGCGCGTTGATCGCCGTCACTTCACGATAGAGGGCCGCCAGTACCGTGGGTTTGAGTCGGCAGGCCTGCGCCACAGTGATTACGCTCGCTCCGTCCTCGTCGCAAAGGCTTGCCGCAACGAGGTGAGGAACGGCGGCTTCCCGCACTAAAGGATCGCGCGATGCCGCTGCGGAGATATGCGCTGCATACGCGGCCCCCGAGTACTTGCGAAAGTGGAAGGTACGGACGCTACCGTCAGCCACCGTCACCGGCCGCGTGAATACGTCCGGCTCCACGAAGAGGTCGTTGTCGAGTTCGCTCATCGCTTACACCGCCTTGAAGAACGGCCGCACCTTCCCAGATCGTTGCAGGACCATGGTGCCCTGAACGATCGTGTTGGTGGAAATGTCGATGTTGACGTCAGCGACGTACGCATCGAAGACGAAGCCCGACCGCGTCGTCATCGGCTCGAAATCTTCATTCGAGTCGAAGGTGGGCGTTGTTGCCCCATCGGAGAGCCCGAGCAACCACTGCAGGGTCGTACCTTCCTCTTTCAAGGTGTACAGCAGCTGGTGGCTCGCCGCCCTTGGGTCGTAATTGAACGGCACGGAAACCTGCCCCGGGTTGCCCAGCCCGGACAAGTACTGGCGATCGTCCAGATCATCCAGGCACGTGCTATCGATCTGGTCGCGCGGGCCACCCAACCCTTGAATGCCCGTCGGACATTTGATTTTCAGCGCCGACGGGCCGTTCGAGTCTTCCATGCGCAGGAATAAATGAGTGCCTTGAGTCTTGAGAGACATGGTGTTCTCCAAAAAAAAAAGCCCGCGCTGTGCGGACCTTGGGTGACATGAAAACTTAGTTATCGGTTGCGAATGAAATCCGCCTGAAGGGAAATTCGAAATAGCTCCGTGTCCGGCTCGCGCGTACTAAACGAAATGCGGTTGACAATGCCAGCAGCGTCCAGGGCGTCGCGAGCAGCAGTAGCCAATCGTTCAACCAGACTTTCCGCACTGCCGCCCGGACCGGCATAGCAATCGATCTGGACGACACCTACATCTGATTTCGGCACCGAGCTCAGATTCACATGCGGGTCATCTAGCACGACAAACCAAGTCAGATACGGGACCTTTACGCCTTGAGGCGCTGTATCGAACCCGAATATTCTTGGCGGGTTGCCTACCAGCGCAAGCATTTCTGTCGTAGACAGCGTCTTGAATACATCCGGAAGCATTACCTGCCCCTATTTTGCGTTGCAAGTTTCTTCACGATCTGGTCTACCCTTCGGACCAAATCTGCAGACATGACATCTATTGCAATCTTGGCCTTGCTCTGAAACGCGGGCCGCAGCCACGGCGTGGCAGGCTGCTTACTTGTTCCCCACTCCATCATGAATGCCACATCATTGGCTTGGAGAACTCGAGATTTCCGATCTCTTGGTCTACGATTTTTTTTCACCCTACGCGATTTTCTGCGTATCTTCTGCGCATTGGGGTGGGCAACGTAGCGAACAGATACGATGTAGCGCTCACCCCTCTCTCCGTTTCGGGGACTCTTCCGTATCGCGACAATATTGCGCTCGGTGAAACCCGTAGATTGCGTGATACCCGACTTCCCCGCCTCAGCCACCGCCGCTTTGAAATTGACTCGCGCCTGCTTCACGATTTCCATCGCACCCTTGCGCAATGCCGCGCGGGCGGGCCCTCCTCGCTTTGACACAATTTCCGGAGGGAGCTTCTTGAGCGTTGCAAGTACTCCGTCGAGTCCCCCAATCTTGATCTCGGGCTTCACTCCAGTCCTCTCGAATCGTGGTCACCTTGCTCCTGGCCAAGTCCTGCACACGCATCATCCAGCGATTTTCCCGGCCCGTCGCTGCGCTCATCCCCTCCCAATGCTTCAATAAGAACGTCCAGCTTTTCTTCTATGCGCACCAGAGCAGCCTCTACCGCACTAAACCCCGCCGGTCTCTTCCGCATCGTCATCTTCCCTCTGAGGGACCAGCTGTGCAGCGCAAGCGCCACTCACGGCGGCCGGTCCTGTCGGTCTCTATGGAACCGATGTCGTACTCTCTGCCGTCCCACAGGATCCGCCACCTCGACACGTCGATCTCGGAGGCGGGAAACCAGCGCAGGTTGATGCGCGCCGAGGTCTCGGCCTGCGTGGCCCCGGCCGCCCGGAACTCCCGTCCTGGGCCCGTCAGGACCTCAGCCGGCACATCGACCAGCTCGGTGTTCGAATCCAGCCAGACATTGCGCCAGACCTCGGTCCGGCGACCCTCGCTGTCCTGCTCGGTCACCAGCTGCTGGAAGGCGATGCGATGGCGCAGTCGATACGCAAGCATTCAAGCCCCCAAGCACAGGCGGTACGGGGCCAGCTTCACCTCGCCCGCCCGGCGGTACTTCTCGATGTCGTCGGGCCCTGCCTCGTACGCTGCCTGCAGGAAGAGCATGACCCCGAGGACGACACTCTTCGGGATCGCCGGCGCTTCGCTGGCCGGCTCGCTGGGCTGCTCGCTTTTCGGCTCGAATGCCACGCCACGGCGCCAGGGGCCGTCGAAATCCGGACGGTCCATGTACTGCAGCGCCTCGTCCTCGGCCGCATCGAGCAGCAACTGCAGCTTCGGGTCATCCGCGCTATGGATCACGTCTAGAAAGCTCTTGGCGGTCTCCAGATCGATTACGGACATTGCACTCTCCGGAATGCGTAGCTGCCGACACCCTCGCGCCCGATGGTGGTCTCTGCCGCATTGCATTCGACGCAGGCGAACCCCTGCAACTCGAACCAGCGCCGTAGACCTGCGTCGGTGTGGTACCAGATGTGCTCGTCTCGCCGGAAGTGCTTGCTGCGCAGCACATGCTCGGCCGACTCATAGATGGGCAGCGACACAAACACCCATTCCCGCGCCCGGGCCACGGCTGCCGCCGGATCCGGGATATGCTCCAGGCTGTCCCAGAACGTGAGCGCCGGGTAGCTCTGCCCGTACAGATCTATGTACAGGCCGCGCTCGCGCAGCCAGCGTACGCCCGCCGGGTTTATGTCATAGCCGCAGGTCTGCGGGCGCGCCTGGACGAACTGCCCGCAGCCGATCCCCACGTCGAGCAGCCACCCGGCGTAGTGGCGGGCGACCAGAGATGCACGCGTCTCGGTCAGCGCACGGCCGATGGCGGTGTCGGCCTGGCGCTGGTAACGCTCGAAGTAGCTATCGTCGTATGGCATATCCTGCGGCCGCACCGGGTAGTACCCGATGCCGATCTCAGGCAGCCAAACCAGGCCGCTCGACGCCCAGGCTGAAAAGGCCTTGTCCGTCCAGCCAGGCGCTGAAATGCTCATCGAATCCACTGATCACCTTATTGCAGTTGTGGGCCTTCATTGCGCAGACGCAGGGCCTATCAGGCCACGCCCAGCCGGTCCGGCTCAGGTCCATGGCGCCGGCGTCGGTAACGCGGTCCGGCGCGTTGTGGGCAAGGTTGCCGCCCAGGATCGTGTAAAGCGGCGTTCCGGCCGCGATGCAGGCCGGAACGATCCAGCCCACCCCGCCGACCACCACGGCGGCCTGCGCGACGGCGGCGAGCAGCTGCGTCACCGCCAGCTCGCCCTGGTGCAGCGCCCGGTCTACGGGCGGCGCTTCGCCTACCAGCCATTCCTGACCGGGTGCCAGGTCCGCCAGCGACACCACGTGATAGCCCCGGCGGCGCAACTCGGCCGCGACCGCTGCCACATACGCCGGCAACGGCGCGCGAGCCTGGTTGTGCCACTCCGACCGCACCGTCACTGGGCGGACAATCGCGACCGGCCGCCCTTCGGCGCCAGCCGCCAAGGGGGATGGCCCAAGATCCGGCAAGTCGAACTTCGGTGCCACCCGGAACGCGCGGCGCATCGCGTCGACAATCGACCCCCGTGCCAAGTCGGCATGGCCGTAGGCGACTCGGATCTCGCACTGGCCGGCCGGCACCTTCGCCCATGAATAGCTGGTGCGCTCCACGTTCCGCTTCTGGGTGCGGAGCTGGGTGTCGGCACGGATGCACTGCACATGGGGCAGGTCCCCATACAACTCGGGCCAGGGCGTATCCACCCAGACTGGCCCCTGCAGGTTCCTGACGAAGCCCCGCTGGTAGATGTTGTCGCCCAGCCCCCGCATGCCTCTCACGATCACAGAACGTCCTCCAGTGCCGCCCGCGGGAAGCACGTCAGCGCCGTATCCCGGCTGCAGTTGATGGCCTCGATGCCGCGTAGCCGCCGCGCAAGGCTGCCAAACTGGGCGGCCCACTGCGGCAGCGAGCCGGCGTTGCCCAGGCCCTTCGGGTGGTCGCCATGCCAATGCGACCGCCCGCCCGTCAGCTGGCAGTCGTAGCCCACCAGTACGATGCGCCGGGCGCCCGAATGGGCTGCCAGCGATATCGCGCCGACGCCGGAGTTCGACCCGTGGTCGAATTTGGCCTGACGCACACCATGGCAATTCACCAGGGGACACACCAGCTCGCCGGCAAACTCGCGCCGCGCCTGTTCGACGTACCTCCCCCACCAGTCCCGGTCCATGGCATAGAGCACATCTGCCCAGGGCGCGGCCAGGAACGTCGAGTTCGTTACGAAGACGCCTCGCCCTGGCCCACGTTCGCGCCAGGCGCGAACCGCCGCGCAGTCTGCCGGCGTGAGGCTGGGGCCGCTGGCGAGGCAGACGACGGTTTGCCAGCGGCCGGCGAAGGGACGCTGGGATCAGCTTCCCGCCCGAAGACCACCAGGCCGTTGCGGCGCAGCTGCTCCGCCACTTTCCGCGAGACGAAAAACGCCTCGCCTCGTCGACGAGTGCCGCCATGGTCGAACGACTGCACCGGAATAACTTCCTGCTCCATTTGCTTCCCCATCGAGAAGAGAAGCTGGCGGCACTGCCGCCAGCCTCAACTACTTACGACGCGATTTCGAGCCCCGTGAAATCGCCCTTCACGAAGGCCTGGGGCCGATACACGGTCAGGCCCACGCGCTCTTCGCAGAGGATGGTGGCCATGTTCTTGATAAAGTTGTCGCGGTCTTCCAGCGAAATCGTGACGCTGACATCCTCGCGGTCCCAGCCTTCCACGGCCAGACCACCGCCGAACGCACCAACCAGGAAGTCGCTCGCGTCCATAGCCTGCGTGGGCACGACGTTGCGCCCCCACAGTCCCGGCAGGTTTTGGGCTCGCGGATTGGCGAACAGATAGGCGTTGTCCTTGGTCTTGGTCAGTTCGATGGCCGCCCAGTCCAGCGGGCTGATCACGATCCCGTCCGCCCAGTACTCGGCCAGTTCCACCTGCAGCAGCGCCAGGCGCAGCCGGTCGATGCGGGTTTCCGCCTGCACGACCACGCCCGGGTTGACGTACGAGGAAGCCTGCGTATAGATGCCGTCGATGTTCAGGCCCACGCCGCTGCCCTTGAGCAGTTGCGCTTCTTCCTTGAACTTCAGCCCGTAGCGCAGACGCCCATCGACGTAGCTCTGCAGCATCGGCACATCGGACAGCACCTGCTTCGAAGCCGGGACCCAGTGAGCGATGGTCACGATGGGCGCGCTGTCGGGCTCGAACGTGATGTTCGACTGGGGCTTGCCCGCCGACGGATTCTCGGACACGACATCCGCATTGTTCGTAAAGACCAGCTCGCGGGCGTACTCGATGCTGTTCGAGGCCGTGCGGCCCCAGCTGATCAGATCGCGGATCGTCAGACGGCGCAGTGCGGGCGCCTGGATGCCCGGAATGCGGTCCGGCACCACCAGATCACCGGCCGAGCCTGCGCCTGTGGTGATGGCAGCCTGCACGCCCATGCGGAAGCTGCCGCGGGGGTTGGCGGCGAAGGCCTTGAACTCGTCGCTCTCGGTGATCTGCTCTCCGACGGAGCGCGGGGCGGCAGCATCGCCGCCGCCGTTCTGCACCTTCGCCAGCAGCTGCTCCGAAGTGGCCAGACGAGCCTGCAGTTCGCCCTGCTGGGTCAGCAGCTTGTCCACGCTGGCCCGGGTTTCCTCGGACAGCTTCTGGTGGGCCTTGATTTCCTTGTCGGCACGCTCCGCGTGCGACTTGAGCTGATCGCCGATTTCCTTCAGGTTGGCGTTGATCTGCTCGATGTCCTTTTCGGGATGAGACATGATTACCTCGTTTGGAAGATGTTGGTGAGAGATGCCGCCAGAGCGGCGGTGGTGCGGAGTGCGGCCGAGTCGCTCAGGCCGCGTTCGGTGGCATCACGCTCACCGCTGCCAGCCGAGTCGCTCAGGCTGGACTTGAATTCGTGGATCAGGCGCTGGGCCTCGCTACGCGGCAGGCCGGCTGCACGGATGGCGGCCTCGACACGGCGCACGGCGCTGGCCGATGCCTTGGATTCGGACTTGCCAACCTGGTCGGACGCCAGCAGTTCGTCGGCGAATCCCTGTTCGACCGCGCTGGAGCCGCCAATCCAGGTTTCGCCGTCCATCTGCTTCTGCACGTCCGCCAGCTTCAGGCCCGTACGAGTGGTATAGATGTCCGCCATCGACGCATCGAACGGCTCCATCCAGTCGGCGAACTCGCGCAAGTCATGACGGTTCCCGGAGGCCACCACCCAGCAGTTATGAATCATGAAGAATCCTGCGCGGGCGATCTCGACCTTGTCGCCGGCCATGGCGATGACCGAGGCAGCGCTTGCTGCCAGCCCCAGGACCTTGACCGTGACCTCTCCCTTGTGCTCGCGCAGTAGGTTGTAGATCGCCAACCCCTCGAACATGTCGCCGCCAGGGCTGTTGATATTGACCGTCACCGGTCCGGCCCCCAGGCTGCGCAACGCCGAAGCGATCCGCTTCATCGTCACGCCTTCGCCGGTCCACCAGTCGTAGCCGATCACGTCGTAAATGCTGATGGAGCGATCCTCGTCGTCTTCGGCAGCGGCACGCAGGCCGGCGTCCCAGCGCTCCAGCGCCCGCGGCGACAGGTGGCTCGCGATGGCCGCGCAGGGGCGGCCCTCCGCTGCACGCGGAAGGATTCGATTGCTCATATTCGTCTCGATAGATCTCAGGGTGTCGGGAATGAAGGCCCGGGAATCTTGAGGTCTGCCCCCGCCACGTTGACAAGTTGGCGCGCCTCGTCGGAAGTAATCACCTTGCCAACACCGAGATACGCCTTCTGGACCGCCTCGACGGCGCTAAGCGCTCGGCTATTGTTCTTACCAAGGTCATCGAGGGGCGACAACGCGGTCTGCACGGTCAAGACCGCAGCGTTGCCGCCCATCGGAGCGCGGTCTTCGAGCTCTCGGACTTCGTCGCGGGTCAGGATGCCGTTGTTCACCATGACGCTGTAGAAGGCGGCGCGGGCCGCGCTGTCGGCACGCAGAAGGCCCTCGACCGCGAACTTGGGGTAGTACCGGCTACGCTCGGCCGGGCTCATCAGGTCCTTGGCAATGTACTGCTCGATCCGCTTGAGCCAGGGCGCCAGCGTGAAGGTCAGAAACCCGATCATCTGTTGCTCGATGCCGGTCCCCCAGCTGGTGCTCTTGTCGGTATGGCCCACCATCCAGGGCGGGACGCGGAACCAGCGGCAGACTTCCTCGACAGAAAACCGACGAGACTCCAGCAGCTGCGCGTCGTCCGGGTTGATGCCCAGATTCCCCACCTCCATCCCGTTCTCCAGGATGGCTGGCTTGCCGGCGTTGAGGGCGCCAGACAGCCGGTTCTCGATCATCTCGCGGGCTTCTTCGCGCTGCTCCTTCTTCAGGAGTTGGGGATACTTAAACCAAACGGTCGGCATCAGGCCGCGCTTGAAGGTTCCGGTGGCGGCCTGGTCTGTCGCCAAGGCGGCTCCGAAGACGTTCGCCCCATACCGGATGACCGAGACGCCGTTCTTGCCGTCCAGCGAAAACCCTGGAATGGTCCAGATGCGCGAGGCCGGAATCGTTCGCTGCCACCCACTGTCGTCGGTGTACCGGTATTCCTTGTTGCCGTCTGCGCCGCGAGTGATGGCCAGCCGATCCGGGTTGAGGAATTCGAGGCCCACCAGCCGGTCACCGACCATCAGCTTCTCGCACCGGGCCGCACCCCGGAACAGCATGGCCGCGACCACCGCTTCCCAGTGAACTGACGACACCGTGTCACTGTTCGGCTGGGTCCCGAGAATGAAGTCCAGCGGATGCTGCGGTGCCGGTCGCCGGCCGTCGCGGGTCTTCTCGTGCATGCCAAGCGGCAGCGTTCCAATGGTCTCCGAGATCAGGCGCCCGCAGGCCCATGCGGACGACAGCGTCAGCACATTCGTGTTGTTGACATTGACGCCGGCCGAAGACGACACCCCCAGGCGGGCCCAGGCATCAGCGTCGGTCAGCCCGAACGGTGCCCCGAGCCACCCCAGGATCGCCGCTCGTACCCGGCCTACTCGCTTGGTATTTGGTTTCATCCCACCACCGGGTTCTTGAAGTAATCGGACATATCGGGCTGACCATCCGAGCTGAGCGCCCGGCTCATTGCCTGGATGAGCGCGATGGCGGCATCGATCTTGTTCTCAGGTTTCTCTTTGGTCGGATGCTTCAGGCCCGAAAATTTCGACTCCCGCATCACCACATTGCTGATCATCCAGGCCACGGCCGGATTGGCGTCGTGCTGCAGGTCCTTTGTCAGTACTAAGTTTTCGACCGATACAATTGGCAACGTGAACCGGCTGGAGGTCTGCGGCATCTCGACCATGAGCAGGCCGTCCTCATCGCGCAGCTTGGCCGCGAAGTACGTGGCGAATTTCGGGTCATACACGACCTCCTGCACCGAGACCTGCTGCGACAGGTCCACCAAATCACGCCGGATCACGTCAAAATCCGTGGCATTGCCCGGCGTCATGATCAGATGTCCCGACTGCTCCCAGGCGAAGTAATGCCGGTTCTCGGGCGCCTGGACCTGTTCCTCGTTCAGGTACAGCTTGAAGAACGCGTAGTACCGGCCGTCACGTTTGAAGACGATGCACAGCGCCGCCACGTCCTTCTTCTCGGCCAGGTCAAGCCCGACCCAGCAAGGCTCGCCAACGAAGTCCTCGATGCTCAGACTGCCGTCGCCGCACGCCTTCCAGGAATCGGCGGGCACCCACCGCGAACCACCGCGCAGCCAGATATTGAGTCGCTTGGTCAGGACATTCGGCAGCTCGCTGGGCTGGCGCTTGGCCCGCTCCACCATCGCTCGCAGCTGCTCCTCGTACACCGACACCCCGAGATTCGGGTTGGCCTTGGCCATTTCGACCGGATCATCCCAGCGATCCGGGTGATCGACGGTGTAGATAATGACCAGCAGCTCGTCATCTTCGAAGATGCCTTCCAGGACCTTCTCGGCATACTCATGCTGCGAGTAGCCAAACGACGACAGGTCGAAACCAGCCGTCGTGATCTGCCAGATCATCGGCTGCTTGCGCGAGCCCATGCCGGACTTGATCACGTCGTAGATCTCGCGCGTCGGGTGCGCATGCACCTCGTCCAGGATGCCGCCGTGCGGGTTCAATCCGTCCAGGCTCTTCGCATCGCGGCCCAGCGGCACGAACTTGTCTGCCCGCCCTGGCCGGGGGTCGTAGATCTCGTTTAGCCGCATCGCCAGACTGCGCCTAAGATGGGGCGACGCCTCGACCATCCGCACCGCTTCGCTGTGCGTGATCTTGGCCTGCTCCATCTTGGTCGCCGCGCTGTACACCTCCGCGCCACCTTCTCCATCGAAGGTGAACAGGTACAGCCCGATGCCGGCCAGTTTGGTGGACTTGCCGTTCTTGCGTGGGACCTCCTCCCACACTTCCCGGAACCGCCGCGTGCCGTCAAGACGCATCCAGCCGAACGCCAGGGCGATCCAGAACTGCTGCCAGGGCGCCAGCTCGAACTGGCGCCCCGCCCACTCACCCTTCGAATGCCGCAGGAACAAGAACGACTCCAGCGCGTGCTGCGCCAGCGCCTCAGAGAACCACAGACCGCGTTTCGCGCCGGTCTCCAGGTCGCGGTAGTGGCGCTCGACGGCCAGCCGCGTCAGACGGCACACTGGGATGCGCCCAGCCATGACCTCACGGCCGTACCACTCCCAGTCATACGACTGGACCGGTGTCATACCGCACGCATCCCCGCGGCCGTCCGGCGGCGGCGATGGCTCTCCACGGGATCGTCATCAAACAGGTCGCCTTGGCCCGGCTGTGCACGCTCACCCATCACCTTCTGGAACGACGGGATGGTGAGCGCTGCCTCAGGTAGCCACTGCAACAACTCGCGCTTGAGCGTGCGCGTCAGATAGAACAGCTGGTGCGGCTGCTCGTACCCTTTCGGCGTCGCCACCAGGTACGAGCCCTTGTCCTTGATCAGCTTGCTGAGCTCTTCCTCGGCATCCACCCACCGAATGAACGTGCGGCAAATGACCGTCAACATGATCGCGTCAGTACGATGGATCAGGCCACAGTCGCGCAGCGAGGCCGTCACGTGATCCCATACGCGCTTTTCCTTCACGCTCAACTTGGCGGCCGGATCAGGTACTTCGACCGGCACAACGCCAGCGGCGGGCGCAACTGTCCCCTGCCCGGCCCCTGTCGCAGGTACGGGATACGGATGTTGTGCTGCCATGCTGATCGGAGGGGCAGTTAACCCCCCCCCTGTTCCAAAAATGTAGCGCGCAAAAAAGAAGACTGGGCGGCCGGTTTCCGCTCAATCGGCCTCGACTTTTACCCCACCCCTACCCTGTGCCCGCTGCCGTTCGGCCAGGCTCTTTGCGTCGTGGCAGTCGTCACACAGGCCCTGCACGTTCGATGGGGCCTCCGTGCCGCCCTCGAAGAGAGGCCGGATGTGGTCCCGCTGGGTCGCGAGCCTCACGCGGCCCTGGCGCAGGCACTCCGCACAGAGCGGCTCGCTGGCGAACAGCTCGGCACGCATGCGCTGCAGCTTGCGCCCAGTGATGCGCTTGGTTGATCCGCCGCGCTTCTCCGACCAGGCCGCTGGCCTGTGCCGGTCGCACCAGCCCGACCCGTCATACACCAGCGCCGGGCATCCGGCATGACGGCAGGGCTTGGGTGATGAGGTGGCCATGGAGTACTTCTGCCCTGCTGGAATTACGATGCGGGCCACAACGCGGAGGATGGCGAAGACTTTGCGCCAGACCGATCCCAGCTACGGGAACTGCCAAGAATTGGGGTGGTGGCCGGTGCCGATCTCCGGCACAGTGGCGGCTGGTACTAGTCCACTCTTCACAGATGCCTATCGCATCAGCCTGCGCATTCACCACGAAAAGAAAAGGCCCGGCTGTGTGGGCCGGGCCTTCGTTTACAGCGTGCTAGTGTCGCAAGCTCCGCTGGAATGTACCGGATTATGCGCGCTCATGTATAAGTTGCATAATTCAAGTTGTTACGGATATCCGCCGCACGCTGCCGTTTCGTCTCGAACCACTCGGCGATACGCCGGTCGGCATGGCACAACCGGCGGTGTAGCGTCGCCCGCGTGATTCCGAGCTTGTCCGCTATCGCCTGCTGACCACCTTCCCAGCGGTACGCCGCGATTACCGTGCGCTTCACCTCGGGAGGTAGTGCCGCGACTGCGCGGTCGGTATCCAGGGCCGATGCGTCCACCATTGGATCGGTATTCCTCAGTCCAGCCCTCACATCGGCCGTCTGATCAACACGGTTCTCGTCATAGACGGCCGGGCACCCATATCCGCCGCCGCCGCTCTCCACCCAGCTGGCCCATTCCTTCAGCCGCTGATCAACCCATCTTATCCGTTCCATCGTCGTCCCTCACTGCTGTCTTGAACCGCTCCATCCCGGGTAGCGGCGTGCCGATCTCGTGCCCGTTCTCGCTCGCGTAGAACACCGGCTCGCCGGCAATCCCGCGCCGAATCTGCCCGTCGATGGAGGCCTTGCCGAAAACGTCGCGTAAGGCATCAACGAAGGAGGCGACTTCCGGCATCTGGTCGCGTAGCCCTTTGCTCATCTGTCCAACCTCGCTCAAGGTTGGACAGTGGTTGGACGCCTCAAAAGCCGCGTCTTTCCTGGCTCTGTCCAACTGTCTAACCTGTCCAACCCAAATCCAAAATACAAAGCGGAATCCCGCAACATTGCACACGTCTCGCGTGTATGCGCGCCAGTGCATGCGTAGAAACTTGGTTGGACAGGTTGGACGGTTGGACAAACCCAATGTTTATGCGGGTCTTCAACCGTCCAACCTTCTGCCCAACCTTTTCGGGTTGGACGAAGCGCGCGTGCGCGCACCGTGCCCACCCATCCCTGGAAGTGGCGAAGTTGAACGGGCCGAAGGCCCATAGTGAGGTCAAATAGGCAGAGCATCGTCCTCCACCCCGTTATTCGAGCTGCCGCCCGGCGAAGCCGATTCCGGACGCACATAAACCCATGGCCGATAGTCGCCCTTGCCGCCTCGGCGCTTGCCCCAGCCCAGCTTCTTCATGCAGTTGCCCACGCGGGTCGCTGCGCTGCGCTGACCATCCATCCGGTCAGCGGCCATCTGGATAGCGCCCTTGAGGATGTCGGCCGTGCTGAACTCCTTCTGCAAGGCTCGCTCGGGGTCGTCTGTCCACCGAATGATGTATTCCATCCACGGGTCGACAATCTCGCGCTTCTCCTGCTCCGGTGCGATGAGACAGCGTTCTTCGTCCCGTGTCGGATAGCACGGCTTGTCCTCCAGGACCTCGGCGATGGCCTGCGCGAACATCTGCGCGCGCTGGCGCTCGACGAGCTCCAGATCAACCTTGCGGCACAGCACCGACCAGAAGCGCCGGTTGCCGGTCGGGTCCTTGTGATACTCATCGTTGTTCGTCGTAGCGGCAAACACCGTCTGCCTGGGCTGCGTGATGAACCTCGACCCATAGGGCGGCCGGTAGCGGTCCTCGGTCATGGTCATGAACGCTTTGATGCGCGTCGATTCCGCCCGATTGAAGGCATCCAGCTCAGCAATCTCGTATATCCAGACGCCGGAAATGGACATCATGGCGTCCTTGCTGTTCAGGTCCAGAGGCGCATCGGAGAACCACTCGCCGCCCAGGCGCTTGAGCGCCGTCGATTTTCGCAGGCCCTGAGGCCCTTCAAGGATGAGCGCGTAATCCCCCTTCGACCCAGGCCGCATAATGCGGTTGACGGCCTGCCGAAGCCAAAGCGTGCCGACCAGCGCTGCGTACTCGCTGCCCTCAACACCGAGGCAGTCCCTTAGCCAGGTACTGTTGCGGTCCTTGCCGTCCCAGACCAAAGACTCCAGCCACTCGCGCACCGGGTGATGGCGGTTGCGGTTGGCGACGATCTGCACGCCCTCACCTACAGTTCGGGTACTGCGAAGCAGCAGCTCGCAGGTCATGCCCAGCCACATACCAAGCTCACGGTCATCGTCCTCGGTCCATTCTCCCTCGCGGGTCGGCCAAGGCGGCGCCCGCCGCTTCTCGATGCGACCCGAGAATTCGTTATAGACGAGCAGCCCTCGCAATGCCGGATGGTCCTCCAGCGCAATAGCCACGTTCTCCTTGCAATCCTCCCAGCCGCCCCGCGGTTTGCGCAGTAGCCGGCGCGTCCAATGATCACGGCCCGCGCCAGCGCTGTGAGGGGTAGAAGTAGCTTCAGCCGGGCCGCGACTGGTCGCAGAAGGCTGCGCGTCACTGGCCGGCTCGCGCAGACGTTCGACAATCCAGTCGCGCAAAGCTCGACCGGTGATGCCGTCGGCAATGGCGTCTGCCACATCCCAGCCGTCTGCCTTGTCTCCGATGGCGGGAATCTCGACCAGGCGTACCTGGCAATCTTGGGCGAGCAGTTGAGCGAGCACGGCCTTGGCGGCCAGCATCCCGGGCTGCTTCTCTTGCGGCAGGAACGGACGCTCAAGTTCGGGCGCGTCGCCCTTTTCCCGCTTGCTGTCGCAGTCGGGCCAGATAACAACCTTCCGCCCGCGTAGCGGCGACCAGTCGGCCTTGTCCACCGCCTTGCCGCCGCCTGGCCAAGACACCACGTCGAACCATTCCGACAGCTCGACGCGGGCGGCATCGACGCATTTCTCACCTTCGACCACCAGGACGTGCTTGGCAACACGCAGATGCTCCAACCCGTAGAGCGGGCGCGGCTCGGGAAAGCTCATCCAGCGCCATTCGGCCTGGCCGCGCTGAGGGTTGGTGGCCCATACGCACGGCAAAACCTCTTTACCACCATCCGATGTGCGAAAGCGATACACAAGGCCCAACAATTCGCCATCGCAGGCGCGGTACTCCCAGCGCAGTTCGGGCCGCCCACGCACCGAGTGGGCAGCCGGCGGCGCGGGCGCATCGGCTGGCACGGGCAAAACTGGCTGCCATGGCGTGCGCTTCGAGGCGGCCTTGCGAGGCGGCTCTGCTACGGCGCGATGCTCCAACGCCAACGTGCGAGCCAGCTCTCGCGCCGCCTTGCCCTGATCCCCGTCCATGAAGATCGCGGCATACAGCGAGATGAGGTCGCCGCCGCGATCAGAATCGCTGGCAAAGTCGGCCCACACGCCCGTAGTGAGGTTGACGGCGAACGACGTGCCGGGCTCGCCGTGGATGCTGCCACAGCGCCATTCATGGCCCTCGCGGCGGCCTCCAGGCAGCCATTGAGGAAGCAGCACCGAGGCACTAGACAGAGCAGCATCTGCTATCGCAGCGAAATCGATGCGCTCAGCCATGAGCCACCGCCGACGATTGATCCTGGCGGGCTTGCTGCCGCCATGCGTGGTCATGCGCTGTCGTCATTGGAATACGAGTGCCCGGCGCGTCGGTTCGGCTGCTGGCGCGCACGTATAGCGGGCGACTGGCTTATGCGCGCCGGGAACACGTACGGATTCGACCACTTTCAGCAGTCCCGATGATTCAAGGCGACTGCAGGTGTACCTGGCGGCAGAATACGAGAGGCAGAGCAGCTGCCCAATTTGACGCGCCGTCAGCCGGTCATCGTGCAAGAGATCCAACACCGCTCGGGCGACCGGCCCCAATGGACGGCCTCGTCCTAGTGGTCGGCGGCTCATTCGTCGCTCCCGATGGTTGCCAGCGTGGCACCCTGCTCCGCTGCTCGCTCTACGTTGCGCACTAGTCGCAACAGCATGCGGATCTCCGCGTGCGCTTGACCCCGAATACCCTCCGCCTCATGAGCACTGATCTGGCGGTCACGAAGCGCACCTGCAAGCATGCCAGATAGCACCCCTCCCTGCTCGGAGAGTGTGAAACCCTTTTCCATGATTGCCGTGATCTCACAAGGCCACCCTCCCGCGGACGGTGGTGCATCCAACTCAATTGCGGCCAGGTCATGCTGCGCAGCGAGTGCCACAATCCATGTACGCGCCCGGCTCCGCGTGGTGCAGTGCCGCAACAGATATTCCGTAATCAGCTCGGCGTCCTCGATCGTCATGCGCTCAGCCGGGTCGGATCCATCCAACCGCTTGTACAACGTCTTTGACGCGATCTTCCTCTCCCGAAATTCCGCCGCCCAGGAGCAGAAGCCAGCTACACCATCTGGCGCAGCCCGCAATGCGTTGTAGAGGGCTCCGCGCCATTGGGTCTCGGCATAATGCTTAGTCATTGCTGCTCCCGAAAACTGCCGTCGATTCTCGTGGCCGCACAATCTGCATGTCGATACGATGCACACGTACTGGTGGACTCCCTTCAATCCTATGCATTGGGAGGCTCCGGGTCGGTGAATTGGTATGCATGCGCCAACGCCGAATCGAAATCCGCCCTCGAGCGCAGGCAACCGCGAAGGACGGCCCAATCGACGTCAGGCCGCAGCTCTTCACATGTGACCAGGCCACCCGTTTCTCGCTCAATGGATGGGCAACGCTCAGCCGGAGTCTGGCGAATACCGTTTGCCCACTGGTAAAGCAGTACTGAATGGCATCTCAGCGCAGCCGCCAACTTGGCCTGCCGGCCGCGCTCTTCGGAGAGGTATGTGGATAGCTTCATACACCACAGCTTAAGCGATTCGCTTAATAAAGGTCAAGCATATCGCTCATCGCGATATTTAGCGAATTGCTTTCAAATGATCGCGATGAAAGACGTGTACGAAATTCGCTTAGCGAACCTCTCAACCCTGGTATCAGAAGTCGGCACTGCAGAGGCTCTGGCCGCAGCGGCAGGGCTGTCACCTGTCTACTTGAGCCAGATACGTAGCCGAGCCATTGACCGCAAGACCGGTAAACCGCGCAATTTGGGAAGCAAGGCCGCGCGCAAGTTAGAAATCGCAGCAGGAAAACTGCCAGGCTGGTTAGACCAGGACCACACTGAAGAGCCGCCCGATTCGGCCCTATGGCCATTCCGATCGATCACGCCGCACCGGTACTACACGCTACCCGAGCACGAGCGGGGTTTAATCGAGGGACGCGCCTTGAGCATTCTCGAAGAGTGGGAGAATGCCAACGACTTCAAAAGTGGACAACGCCGTGCGATGGAACAGTGACGGCGCAGTCATATTGGTGGAGGGCTGGTCGTTGCAGAAGGGCGACCGGCCCTCTACCGTTTTTTTTGAGGGGTATGTGACGAAATGAGAAAAATGATTCTATTAGTACCGACGGCTCTCTTGGCAGGGTGTGCTGGATCCGTCAACTATTCACCGCCAGCCCTACGTGCGCCTCTTCCGAACACAATAACCATCGATCAACCCATTGACACCGTCTGGACACAAGCTGTTCCGCGACTCGGCAAACAGTTCTTTGTCATCAACAATCTCGATAAGAGTTCGGGCCTGATCAATATCAGTTATAGCGGAAATCCGGAATCCTACATCGACTGTGGCCGTATTAGGAGTCATGTGCAGAACCTACGTGGAACGCGCGACTATGACTTTCCTGCAGCATCCGCCTCACAAACGTATGAGGTAATGCAGAACGGTCAGTACGGCCAGGTACACCGCCAAATGGACCTGGACGGCCGAGTGAATCTAATTTTCGAATCCATCGGAAAGAATGCGACGCGGGTGAGCGCGAACACGAAATACGTGGCCACCAAGACAGTCACGTCTCCGACCCACGCGGGCATGTTGAAAGACTCCATCTCCTTCACCAGTGGCAATGGAGCTACTTTCAGGGGGGCGTTCCCGACGGAATGCCGTGCGACAGGGGCCTTGGAACAGCAGATCCTCGATGCGGTGGCTGGACGCCCAAAGCAAGGTATTTAAAGCTGCCATTGGCCTGGCCCGCTCACTAAGCGGGCTTTTTTATGCCCATCGCTTCTCAAATTAAGCGATGCGCTTGACATAAATTAAGCGCGTCGCTTAATATCTCCCTGCGCTCATAGCGTCAAGTGCAAATGAGCAACGGGAGATTCCATGAAGCCGATTCTGAGCATCCTTGCAACAACCACAGCCATCGTCGCAGTGACATTCTTCGCGGCCGCGGTGTTCGTACTCGGTCAAAAGGTCGCCGAGAGCGATGTTCGGCTATTCAAGGCCGACGACGAACGCCGTACGCGCATGATTGCACGCGCCTGCGGGACCCACGGCCAGCTATGGCAAGAGCCGCAGACGGGCCGCTATGCCTGTGTCTATGTCAACCCAGATGGTGCCCTGCTGATGCAGCACGTCAGCGACTCGCCGTTGCTCACCGTTCGCCGATAGATAGCGGCGATGCGAACCGCAGTCAGCCGCAAGCAACTGGAAGACGCGATGCGCGAGGCGCGTTGTGAGGGAGACCTGGACTCAGTCCTATCCAGTCCCGTTGGCATCGCGCTGCACATCGCACTTACCAACACCGCCCTGGCGCTGGCCGACGTTCGTCGTGCCACCCCTCCTCCGAAAACTAAGTTTGACGCCCGCCGCGCGGCGGCCGGCGACTTCGATACCGACCTCGACCAATGACAGCGAACATCCCCCCGAAGGCCCACACGGGGCCATATCTCATCGTCGGCATGGCCGGCCGAGCCGGCGCGGGCAAGGATACCTGCGCCAACATCCTAGCCGGCGCGCACGTATTCCGTCCTTTCGCCTTCGCCGACGCTGTGCGCCGGGAGCTGGTGGCGGCCTACGGCGTGGACCTGCGTCTATTCATCGACCGCAGCCAGAAGGAAGTCCCCACCCCAGCGCTGGCGCTGTCGCGCTGCAGCGACGCCAGGTTTATCAAGATCATGCGCGAGCGCGGCGTCCCCTACGACAAGGCAATCAGCCCACGCTGGGCAATGCGCTGGTGGGGCACCGAGTACCGCCGGTGGCACGACGGCCAGGAATACTGGCTATGTCGGGCTCACGAAACCATCGAGCAATTGCACCGTGATGGTTGGCGCCGGATCGTGATCACGGACGTGCGGTTTCTCAACGAAGCTGACTTCGTCAAGGGAATGGGGGGCGAAGTATGGCGCATTCGCCGCCACCTGGCCGACGAGGCCAGCGTCAGCCACGTCAGCGAGCTGGGCGTCGACGACATCCCGGCCGACCGCACGCTGCACAACGATTCCACCACCAGCGCACTCGCGTACGACGCACTGGTGGCCTTTCGCAACGCCGTCGCAGCCCATCCTCGCGAGAAAGACCATGCCGAAGCCCCACACCCCTAAGCCGGCTGCCGCGCCGGACTATTCCATTCCCGCCGTCGCTACCCCGCGCCAGATCGCGAGCACCGGCCGGGAATACCACCTGTCCGCCCAGATGCGCCAGGTGGCCACGCGCGCGCAGTCGCAGCCGCGCCTGATCAACATCTGCAGCAACGTCCAGGAATGAGACCCCATCATGACCAACACCCCGTCCCTCCAGTTCGACCGCCAGCTGGTCAACGGCAACGTCAAGGCGGCCATGAACGCCGCCGGCGCGAAGTCGTCTGATTTGTGGAAAGTGCCCCGCCCGAGCATCGTCGTCATGCCCGGCTTCAACGTGCGCGACCCCGACGACGAAGGTACCAAGCTGCATATTCGTCAGATCGCCGACTCGATCATGGCCGATGGCTTCTACGACGACAAGCCCCTGGTCGGCTTCGTTTCCAAGAACGACGAAGGTACGGAAGAGATTTGTCTGACCGACGGCCACTGCAGGCTCGCCGCCTTCGACACTGCTGTAAGCGAAGGCTACGAGGGCACTGTGCTGCCGGTGGTGATCAAACCACGCGGCACGAACCTGGAGGATCTCACTGTCGCCTTGGTAAAAGGCAACACCGGCAAGCCTCTCACGCCGCTGGAAGTCGCCGTAGTGTGCAAGCGCCTGCAGTCCATGGGCCTGGACGATGCCACTATCGCCAAGCGGCTGGACTTCAAGGCGGTCAATTACGTGAGCGAGTTGCTGGACCTGATCGGCTCGCCACGAAAGGTTCGCGACCTCGTGCGCACCGGCAAGGTGTCGGCCACGGAAGCGCGCAAGGCGCTGAAACAGCACGGGACTAAGACAGCCACGGTCCTGGCCGACGCCGTGCAGATCGCTGCCAAGGCAGGTAAGACCCGCGCCACGGCCAAGCATATCGCTCAAGCTCGGCCTTCCCAGGGCGACGATGTCCTGAGCAGCTTCGATTTAGTCAAGCACCTGAAACGGCAGATGACGTTCTCGGCGAAAACCTTCGGCCCAGGTGCGCGCACCCGGGGAATTGTCGATCACATTCGCAAGGAACTGGTCGAGGTCCTGGAGCAGTCGGAAAGCCCGGCCGAGTGGATCGACATCGTTCTGCTGGCCCTGGACGGCGCCTGGCGCACGGGCGCCACCGCCGGGCAGGTCGTCCAGGCGCTGCGCGACAAGCAGATACACAACGAGTCCCGCAGCTGGCCCGACTGGCGCGACTGCGATCCAAACAAGGCAATCGAGCATGAGCGCCGCAAGACGGCTGTCAGCACGCCGGAGCAATGGCCCTTCCCGAAGAACGCCGTCTAAGCGCCTGGGGGCCGCCATGCGCATGATCCTGATCCTCATAGGCGCCGCCGTCGTCGCCTACCTCATCACCCTGGGCATTCGAGCATTCATTGCCCAGCAATCGCGTCAACTACGGAGAACCAAGAAATGAACAAGGCCTTCGTCTACCTCACACTCGCCGTCATCACCTTTCTGGTGTTGATCTTCTGCGCCGTTGGATCCTTTTACCAGATCGACCAGGGCGAACGCGGGGTCGTTCTGCGCAACGGCAAGATCGTACGCGTGGCCGATCCCGGCCTGGGTTTCAAGACTCCCTTTATCGAGAGCGTCCAGGAGATATCGGTGCGCGATCACACGTTCGCCTTCGACCAGCTGGAAGCGTATAGCTACGACCAGCAGCCCGCGACGTTGCGCGTATCGGTTACCTACCGCATTCCGTCTGAGCGGGTCGCCGAGCTGTACTCCGAGTACGGTAGCCTGGCGAACCTGCAAGCGCGCATCCTTGAGCGACGCACCTTCGACGCAGTCAAGAACGTCTTCGGCAAGTTCACTGCCGTGCGTGCCATCCAAGAGCGCGAGAAGCTGGGTATCGACGTAAACGCCTCGGTGCGTGTCGCCATGGGGGATGTTCCGGTGACCATCGTTGGCGTCCAGATCGAGGAGGTCGGGTTCTCCCAGGCCTACGAACAATCCATCGAACAGCGAATGCTGGCACAGGTGCAGATCGAAACCACCCGACAACAGAAGGAGACCGCGACGATCAACGCCGAGATCCAAGTTGTGCAGGCCAAGGCAGAAGCCGACGCCCAGCGTGAACGGTTCACCGCCGAAGCTGACGGCATCAAGCTGCGTGGCAATGCTGAGGCAGAGGCCATCCGCGCCCGTGCTGAGGCGCTGGCGGCCAACACGAATCTCGTGAACCTGAACGCCGTGGAACGCTGGGATGGAAAACTACCCGCCACGATGATCCCGGGCGCCGCTCTCCCATTCGTCTCGGTGCGCTAACAGCACTCGCTCCACGATGCCTCGCAGCCGAAATCATCGTCGAAAGGCTTATCGGAAACGCGTCATCAGCGCGCCGGTAACGGCCGCACTGCGCGACATGATAGCAACCCACATGCATGGCGCACTCACAACGCTACGAATAGCGCCATCGGTAGAGGCATTCCATGCGCTGGCGGATATCTTCAACATGGTCAGTCTCACTATTCGTGACGATGCGCGGCTTCACCACGAGGCTCTGCTGATCTCGGGTGGTGCGCGGACCATGAATCAGATTGGGTCGAAGTGCGAGGCAGGGCTTGCGTTGCGCGACCACGAAATCGCCTCTCTGACGGTCGCCGTCAGCGTGATCGATGCCATCCTGCCGCGCATTGACGTCGCGCGGCTCTACATCAGCGAACAGATCGCCGTCGCCCTCGTTCGGGCGGAGCAGTCCCAAGGAGCTCAGCCATGCCCTACGACCCGATGAACCAAGTCCACCCCGGCCCGACCGAGCCGGTAGACCGCATCCCCGCCGACGCCACCCAGGCACGCACGGGCAACACCGAGCGCGAGCAGGAGATGTACGCCGCCGGCATCGAGGTGGGCGAGGCGAACACCAAGCACAATGCGGCGGTGCGCAGCGGGTGGATGCCGATCGACAGCGCGCCGAAGGACGGTACTACCGTTATCCTCGGTCGCGACATGGACACCTTCGGCTTTATCCGAGGCTATGGTCACTTTGCAGGAACCGAGGGCGCATTCGTGTCCGGATGGATATCCAAAGGATTCTGCGAGGTGTCTGGGAATCTTGGCTTAGCCAACCCCACCCACTGGCAGCCCCTCCCCGCTGCCCCTGGCTCCCCCGCGTCTGCAGCGCCTGGGGATTCGCAGGACGACATAGACGTATTGAACTGGCTCCAGATCGAAATCAGCGCCCTCAGTTGCCGGTACCTCGGCGATCCGCCCTATGACCACGACGCGTACTGGATGAGGGATCGCGTCCTAAAGCTGATCGACGACGCCCATAAGGCTTTCGCCGCTCCCGCTGCTGGCGATGCGCACAAGCCAGAGTTCGACATCGAAGCCGCAGCGCAAAAGATGGCCGAGTGCATGGACTACCCCTGGGCACACATGCCCGAGCAGGGTCGGACGCACATGCGGAAGTACGCGCAGGCTGTGATCGACGCCGCCATTGCCGCCCAGCAGGGCAACAAGACCGGCACGAACAGCGGACACGGCCACGTCTGGGACCGGCCGGACGGCCTCAAGGCGAAGTGTGGCGGCCCCGGTTTTTGCTCCCAATGCAGTCGCGATCAGGCAGCCCAGCAGGGCAAAGGGGGTGCGGTATGAGCCTGCAATACATCCGCGACACTTATGGAGTACCAGCCAAACGGGGTGCGCGCGTCGAATATTCGGGCAATGGAACCGCCATTCAGGGAACGATCACATCGTCGCGTGGCCCGCATATCCTGGTCCGGCTAGACGGCGACGACTTCTCGATGCAATTCCATCCGACCTGGAAGATGCATTATCTGGACGCCGCCCAGGTCCAGCAGCACAAGGGGGACGAGTGATGGAAGAGTACGAAAAGAAAGTCCTTGCTGCACTGGACAGGCCCGGTGCGATGCTGACTCGGGACGTGGCGGCGAAGGTGCGGCCAATGTTCGGCCACAGCACCTACACGCACAGCGGCGCCGTGCGTTCTTGGCTGCTGAGCCTGGAGAAACAGGGCCTCGTCACACGCCTGGACGATAAGAAGCCGGTTTGCTGGCAACTCGCCGCCCAGCCCACCACCAGCGCAAAGGATCCCTCCCATGGACGGTAAGCGCTCCCTCTGGCTGGCCCTGCTGCTGGCCATCCTGTACGCCCCGCGCGCGATGTGGGGATGGATAAAGCGCTGCGGCAGCGGCAACCCCGCCGGTCCGAATGCGAGCCGGTGGGATGGAGATAAAGAATGACCACCCAGAACAACGCCGCCCAGCCCGTGCTGACGGATGACGAGATCCGGACCATCATCACCGACGCGCACCAATCGCACGGGGCATTCAAGACCGGCTACGGCCTCTCGCTTGGCCGTGCCATCGAAACCGCCCTGCTGTCCAAGCTGCGCGCCCCTGTAGCCGACGAGCGGGCGGCGTTTGAGCAGGCAATGCGGGAAACGTATCGAATGGTCGATCCGCTCAAGCCGCCTCCGGCCGGCTCTTACGCTCGCGGTGAGCATGAAGGCATCATCGCCGCCCTGAAAACTGTGCGCGAGAACTTCACCCACGCCGCCCTGGCAAGCGCCCCGGTAGCCCTGTCCGGAGTCGAACGGCAGGCTGTCACCGGGCTGATCGCGGTGGCGCGCGCCGCGTTCACCTTCTGCGACGACGCCCTGGCGCAGTTCGAACAGCTGGGCGAGGCGCTGGACCTGTTGGACGAATTGCCGGATGACCAGCCTGGCTACTCCATGGGACCGAGCAATCGCGCAGAATGGGCGCTGCGCCGCCTACTAGGTGGGGCAAGCGCCCCTGTAGCCGGGGAGGCGCAGCCCGACGACCTCAATAAACGGTTGCTCGAAGCCACGATACGCGACTTGGCCGCAATCTCTGAGCACCTCGGCCTGGACCCGAATGAGGGCGGCGCTGACCCGATCATCGAGGCCATCGATGAACTGCGTCGAGAACGCGATGATTGGGTAGATGCGCAGTATGCCGCCGCTGGCGATGCCTCGCCCCAGGCCAGCTCTGTAGCCGGGGAGGCTGCCGGCGAAATCGTGCTGTTCGGTAGTGACTTGAAGGAGGTTTCGTGGCGTGACGGGAAAATGCCACCGGCTGGAACCAAGCTCTATGTCGCGCCCCAGGCCCCAGCTGGATGGCGTTGGACGCTGCACCCGGCAGGGCTGCATCCTGATGTGTACGCGGCAGCAGCGGCCCGGGACAGCGCCGAGGATGTGCCGCCCTCGCAATACGATTACCAGGTTCTATTCGATGCCATCGGGAAAGCAGTAACTTCACGCGCCGATGGAAGCGTGAGTATTTCGGTGCAAGCCTTTCGAGACGCCCTCAAGTCCACCCCCGCGCCCACGGCGGCAGAGGGCGGCCAGGCCAGCGAGGCGCTGCGCATCGTGTTCCCGGCGCATCTGCGCAAGATGTGGTCCGGCGGCGAGGTGCAAGCGTGGCTGGACGAGCATCAGGGCGTGACCGCCCCGAAGGCCAGCGCCAAGGGCAGCTTGGAGCGCTACCGAAAATGGCAGGCTGAGCGCGGCGAGGCCTTCGGCGCCGGCGTTAACGCTGCGGCTGATCTGGTCAAGAAGATGGTGGACGCCTACGACACCGACCACGGCAGCACTGACCCCGAGACGGGCACGCGGGAGTATCCCGGCGAAGGGGCCACCTGGGTCTGCGAAATGCAGGAGTTGGAGGAATCCATCCGCGCCCTGTCCGCGCAACCGGGAGCTATTCGAAATCCTCTAATAGCTGAGCCATCCGGAAACCCCGGAGAGCTGGATTGCGCCGCCCTGGCCGCGCGCAAGGAGGCACTATGACCAATCTCGTCCCCAACCGGCCAAGTCCAGAAGGCAGGATCATTGGCGCGCAACTCGCTCGCCTTACCGACCAAGCTGAGTCCGCGCTACTGGTCAGGTTCCATGACCATCCGCGCCGCTGCAAATCGTGCGCCTTCACCGCTGGAACTGTGCCCAACGGCTGTCTGCTTACCGTCATGGACGCCCTGAAAGCGACGATGGAAATGGAGCCTTTCTATTGTCATCAGCCCAAGCTGGGGCCGGACGGCAAACCCACGACTATCTGCGCCGGATGGTCTATTGCTATCAGCGCCCTGGTTGGCAACGAGCCTCTGCCCACACCGTGGGAGTACAGCCATGAGGAAAGTGACACCAGCGCGCGCAAGGAGGGGGACGGCAATGCGAACTGACCGCGAACTGTTGGAGCTGGCGGCCCGCGCCGCATTGGGTCGAACCAGCATCCCAGATCAGCATATCCAAATGGTCGAACGAGGCTGGAATCCGCTGGAGGACGATGCGGCGGCCATGCGTCTTGCCGTCCGCCTATGGATGACCGTCCAGAGAAAAACGGATCGGGCCGTGGCCAGCGCTCAAGACCCGCGCCACACAGAAACGGTCGAGGTGCCCTTCGTAGCCGAGGATCAGGGCGAGTTCTACGGGACCCGCCGGGCCATCGTTATGGTGGCCGCCGAGATCGGTGCCAAGATGCAGGAGGCCGACAATACCTCTGCCACCCAGGCCGGACAAGGAGAGCGGGATGCAGGTTGAGCTGACCATGGTTGAGTTGAAGGTGCTGGGCTCCGTGCTGAACAACCACAGGTACATGCTCAGGGCCATCAAAACGGACGCCACCATTCCGCAAGCGGTGAAGGACGCGGAAGCAGCCAAGCACCAGCGCGCCTGCCAGATCATGCGCAAGCTGCGTGCCGCGTATAAGTCGCAGCGCCCCAAACGTTCCGTTCCGGCTCCTGCTCCGCAACCCAGCGAGGACGGAGGCGCCCATGCCTGACCTGCCCTACCTCGCCCTGCTGGGCATCGCCGTGGGCGCCGTCGTGGCGCTCGCCCTGGCCCTGCACCGCTGGCTGAGCCGAGAAATCGAAAAGGAAGAACGGGAGGAATAGATGGAAGACCGCTTTATCACACACACCGAAATCGCCAGCCTCCTGCAGCTGAATCCCGCGCATGTGCGCGACAGGCTGACCAAGCGGAAGGACTTCCCCCGCCCTTTCATTTTCGGCGGCGCGCGCCGCTGGAAGTACAGCGAGGTCGAGGACTGGATCGATGGCCGACGCCAGGCTCCCGATGGCAGGCGCGCGGCTTAATCCAGTTTCTTGGCGATATCCGCGGCGCTCTCGCGGTAATAGATCATGAGGCTGCGCGGGTCCCGGTGCCCGACCATCCTGGCCAGCTCCAGGATGGACAGCTTCTTCGAGAGCCTCGTGAGTGCTGTAGCTCGGGCGTCGTGGAACGTGGCCCCGTCGACTTCAGCGATGGCCTTACCCTGCCGGAAATACACGTCACGCAGGGCCGGCGTGATCGTGAAGACCTTGGCATCGTCCAGACCCGCCAGATTCTTGAACAGCGCGACGGCCCGCGACGAGAGAGGCACCGCCCGGCGATCACCATTCTTCGTCTGGTCCAGTTGCGCCACCCGCTTTTTCAGGTCTACCTGCGAGTGCTCCAGTGACAGCAGCTCGCCTGACCGCATGGCGGTTTCGAGGGATAGCAGGAAGCAAACGGCTGTCTGCTGGCGGGCGGTCACCACCTTCTGCCCTTCCTCCCAGCCGAGCGCCAATACGAGGCGGTCTACTTCCTCCTGGGTGTAGATTCGCTCACGATGACGGCCCTCTGGCGGCATCGTCAGGTCCAGCCAGGGGTCATCCTTCAGGTTCCTCCATTCGCGCCTGGCGTAGCCCCAGGCGGCCCGCAGGAGGGCAATATCGCGCCGTACCGAGACGGGCTGCACCTGCGCCAGCCGGCGATCACGCCATGCGCCGAGGTCCGCGGCACTGATGGTGTGGATGAGCTTGGCGCACAGATCCGCCTCTTCTTTCAAGAAGCGCGCGATTCGGACCCGCTCCCAGCGGTGCCCCTTGTTCCGAGGGGATATCTCCTCGCAGTAGCGCTGTAGCACTTGCGCAACAGATTTCGGGGTAATTCCCCCGACGGCGATGGTCGCCAGCTCCGTTTCTCGGGCCGCGGCCCACTCCTGGGCCTCACGCTTCGTGGGAAACGTCTTGCTCTCACGGACGCCGGCCTTATTTATTTCAGCCCGCCATGTGTCCCCGCGTTTGCGGTACGTCCCCAT